TAGTAGATATAAAAAATAAACCCTGTGCAAGTAAATGCACAGGGCTTATTAGTTTAGTTAAAGATTAAACTATTGGAACTACATTCATGTCACCTTTAAAGATAGCAATGAACGTTGCTTCATCAATCATGCCATTAGGCTCAAAGCCTTTATCCTTTTGAAACTTCTCAATGGCTGTCTTAGTCTCATCGCCTAGCCAACCATCCTTGTCTGTCATAGCCTCGTTGTAGCCAAGCTCCGCGAGACGACGTTGTAGATGATGGACAGTTAAAGACTTGCGTGCTGCTGTATTCTTATACACACAGTTAGCTAAGTAAACCTCATCGGCGTCAGCGCCACTTACCGCAGCCTTAGGAGCTGAAGGAACTGAAGGAACTGGTGCTTCGATTACCGCAGGGGCTTCAACTACAAGAGCCTTGACAACAATGTCTTCGACTACAGGCGCTTCTATCTCTGCTTCAATAATGATCTCTTCTACAGGTTGTGCCTCTTCAGGCTGCACCGCAAATGAATCATCTTCGTGTTGGTCAATGTTAGTAATATCTTCGCTCATAGGTACACTATAATCCTTAGATAAAACTACGACTTTGACGATGGGAACTTAGGGAGCCACCTTGTAAGGGAAGGCTCCGCAGGATCACCGTCATAGGCATTAGGACCTAAGCCCCATGAACCCCAGTCAGTTCCTTGGGCTGTCATGTAGTAGGCTGCCTTAGCATTAGCAACTGGGTCAAGCAACGCCGCATCATTATCAATGCCAAACTTTGCACGACGATCAGAGCCTAATGAGCCAATCATGTTTATTTGGAATAGCCCGTATGAGTTATCTCCAGTACTGGCTGTCTTATTGTGGGACGTAGGGTGCCCACGAGATTCTTTCATAACAGTAGCCCAGGCAAGTTTAAGTGCCTTACCTTCGAAGCCTACCGCTTGCAATAGTTCAACTAACTCTGCGTCAGTTAATACCTTTGCGTTCTTGTACTTAACCAGTGGGTCGGTAGTGATTACCGCAACAACTGGTTTTGCTTTTACCGCTACAGTGTCATCAGCTGTGCTGGACGACGCCATAACGATTGAGAATGTGCCGATTGTTAGTGCCAATACATAGGCCGCTGTCGACATTGCTAGTCCACGTAATGTGAGGTTTTGCAACGCTAGTTCGCCTCCTTAGGTCGGGGATGGGACAACCCATTGAAGTTCCAATGAGCTTCTTGCTACCGCTATGCTTCTCAAGCTTACGCTTGTCCTCTACCGCTTGCACAGGGGCGGAGATAAGAAGGGATAACATTGTTAGTCCTTTCGTCTCTCCGTAGTAGGCTGTTTGCCTGGTGTTAACTATACCATAAACAGTAGCCTAAAGGCTATTTTTTGTTTTGTTTCTTGGCATCTCTTTTAGCTTCAGCTCGTTCAAGTGCAGCCTTTGCCTTTTGCTCTAGTACTTCAAGTACGTTAAGGAACGTAGACTCAAAGAGCTCCTGCCGCTGTACTCTACGATAACCAAGTGGGGCGATGTCTCTTCCCCAGTCATCATCTTCCTCGTCATTGATGTAGACGTTTACAGCGTTAGAACCACAGCCGCAATTGCTGCACCCACAGGTAGACCTATCAGAAGCTCCCTCGTTTGAAGGAGCCTCTGATGGAAGGTCTGCTACACTGTCTGTGCTAGACACGCTGATGCAATAGCGCCAAGCCCTAAGGCTAACACTAAGCTTCCATTATCTGTATATAGCGAGGTAACGATGGCTAAAGCCGCTAGCACCGCTGATGCTACCGCAGGCCAGATTAAGTTACTCACGAGTACGCGTAGGTTGGCTAACATTACTTAGCCTTACGAGTCTTTCCCTTTAGGCGATCTGATGTATTACGAATATCAGCACCAGCCTCAGCGATAAGCTTGCGAGCCTTGCCGTATGTAACACCAAGTTCTGATGCTACTTCTACTACTGACTTACCAGCTGTATACAGCTCTGCTGCCTTTGTTGGGGTTGCAGTCTCTGTTGACATTGTCGTTCCTCTCTTCATTCTCTGTAGTCGTGCTGTAGTACTTCAGCCTATGAACGCACGATTAGCTCGTAGGCTTATTTGAGTAGTTTTTGGTACTGCTCAAGATTTAGGTTTGTTTTGTTTTTTAGGAGCTTCTTTCCCATGAGTGTTACATAACAGCTTCCCACCCCATGCACCACGAGGTTTGATATTGCTATCACAGGCACTGCCGTATCCTGCAGCTTCGCATAACACCTTGCTCCCATGCTTGAAGTTAGATATCATTGAGACAAGAGCTCGCTTGATTACAGTGTTGTTTACCACGAATCCATTTTCCTGGTGACAAGACCAGCATAGGTATTCGTTGCGACGATGCGATGGATCTCTAACGGCATTGCTAGAGCCACAGTTATCACACGCGGTAACGTGTTTAACATTACGCACGAGGTCCCTGTAGTCATACGCACATACGAGTTGTTCTTCGTGTTCATAGACAAGTACGTCTGTTTCATTGCACAAAGGACAGGTACCGTATACATACACTTGTTCTCTTTGAACAGTTCCCTTTGTCATTGATCCTCCGTATTTGTCGTTGGTAGAACTATAATCCTGTTTGATTATCTTGTACAACGGATTAGTCGCGTGGGCGAACCACACCTAAGATTGCTTGATGGGCAGATGCCTTATTGAACTCACGTTCAGCTCTATCGTCATACACCGATGCGATTAAGAGTGAAGGAAGAACCATAGCGATAGAACCGCAAATGGCAGTGGCAAATGTAAGAACCTGCATATTCTCAAAGAACATGATGAACATTGCGAGTGTCCAGAATCCTGCTATTACCTTAAGCGCGAATGAGACTCGACGATAGCGGAATCCACGTTCACGATATTTCTTTTGTTCTAGTGTCATTTTTCGTCCTTTTGTAGTGGGGAAGTACTAATATAATTATATCAGGAAGATAGGATTAAGCACCAAAGATAAAGCATAGTGTGATTGCGATTCCTACACCGATGAATGCTCCGATAGGTGCACCAAAGTCTGCGTTGTCGTCGATCCAATCGATTACCGCTGTGAATGGGTTTGTCATTTTAGTACCTTTCGTCGTTGTTAAGATAATTATATCAGGAAGATCAGGATAATGTACCCTATCTCACTTTAAATGTTGAACCACCTCTAAATGGGGGCAGTTTACGTTGCCCTGGTGACTTGGCGGTAATCCTTCCACCCATGAACCCTGCTGGTGGCTTAATGAGCAGGGCTGTGAGGGCATGAACTAATGCGTCCACCCTATCCGGTGACTTTCCTTCTCCCGGGATCCAGGAAGCCATCTGAGCCTCTAGATCACCCATGTATCCGACGTGGTGCACGCGACCTTGCTCATAGGCAAGGGTGATAGGCTCAGCCCGCAATGCTTTGCCATATTTAGAGTGAACCTCGAGGACCTTTACCGTTGGGTCAATCGTGTTAATGGCATTTCTTACCAAGGCGCCACCTTGATTGACCTCAGCGACCACTGGGCAACCCCATTTACGCGCCATGGCGACAACCTTTTGGGCCCAGACGGTAGGCGAGCCTAGAATGGAAGCGTCCTCAAGTATCCAGCTCTGACGTTTGTAAAGATCTCTGTCTCCAGTAGAAGCTACAACGATAATCCCGCATTCATCTCGTGGGTTTTCAGCTACCGATGGGTCAACCCCAATTACACGAAGAGGCACACCTTGAGGCATAACCATTTCACGGCCTTTGTCGATGAGCTCCAGCGTCCATAGAGCTCCTTCAACATCTGAGAGCATCTCACCGTATAGCTCCTGTGCAGCTAGACGTGTTCCTTGGTAAACTCCAAGAATCGCATCGAGGTAAGCTTGAGAAAGGTTTCCGGAGTTATCCAGCGTAGATCCACGGGTGATAGCTACGCGCCCAGTAGTCTCGGCTTCCTTAAGAAGTGAGTACAGAAGTGGCACACGCTTCGGCGTGGTGGTAATCATCATCTTAGGATTTTGCCCAAGACGTACACCTACGCGTAAGTTGTCAAAGGCTGTCATGCCAGCTGCGTCAGGCGTTTGTCGCCAAGCGGCAACCTCGTCTCCCCATGCGTGCGTGAACTGAGGTCCACGGAGGGAGTCTGGTTCATCAGCTGTGAAGCATGTAGCAGTATTACCGTTAGGCCAAGTTAGTCTTCGCTTCGACGGCTCATACAAAGGGCGTTCGCTTGGCGCTGAAACATTTATGATTCCTGACTCGCCTTCAACGATAACATCACGTACGTCAGCAGCTGTACGAGCTACCAGCGCGAAACGGCGTTGGCCAGTGTCGGTATGCTTAGCTTCTTCTCTTACCCACTCAGCTGCTGCTCTAGTCTTACCAGCACCGCGTCCTGCTAGGTACATCCATATCGACCAGTCGCCTTGTGGTGCTTGTTGCTCTGGCCGAGACCAGACAGTCCAATCCCACATGAGGTTATCCATATCGAATCCCGCAAGGATCTCGTTACGCTCTTCCTCTGGCAGCATCGCTAGATGTTCCATTATACTTTTACCCATGTGTACTATAGTACATTAAAAAAGAAAAAGCTAGACGGTTTTAGCCGCCTAGCTTCTTCTTTACCTGAGAAAGGATGTCATCACCTAGTGGATTGGAGTACACTAGGGAGACCCTCGATGTGGGGTAATGACTTAACCCAGTCGAGTAAGGTAATTATATCAGGAAATGTCTCGGTAAATCTGCGAAACAACTTTTGCCCAAATTACGGGAGTATGCTCAAGTGGTTGATAACCACCAGCTCCTCCAATAAGAACTCTACCTTGTGAATGCTTATTAGCTATACGAGCTACAGCCTTAGCCGCATACTCATATCCTGGGTAATCAAACTGTAGCGTTGACAGAGGATCTGTCTTATGCGCATCAGCTCCCGTAGCTAGGAGAATAACGTCTGGCTTGATCTCATCTGCTAGTGCTTCGATCTCATCCATTGCCTTCTTGAAAGCTTCATCACCGCTGTTCGCCGGTAGCGCCCAGTTGTAGACTCCTTCGTCTGGCGAATGCCCGCTTCGCCCAGTACCTGGAAAAATCGTGCCATCGTGAATACTTGCAGTAACAATGTCGTAGTGGTCTCGTAAAAGATTCTCTACACCATCGCCATGGTGCGCATCCCAGTCGATGTACATAGGCCGCAACCCTTTGAGGTCAAATTGACGAGCAGCCCAAGCCATATCGTTGAACACGCAGAACCCAGAGCTATGCTCGTACTGTGCGTGGTGCTTAGCTCCCTGAGGATTAAACGCAACCTTTGCTTCACCAGCCAAGATCTTCTCAACAAGGCGAACTGTGCCCGCAAACATCTCTAAGGCAACCTGACCTTTTTCAAGACTGTTTGGACGCCACTCTCCGCAATGCCCATCATCCAGCACCTTAGAAACATAATGTAAATCGTGTACGAGCTGTACTCGATCTCGATCTACCTCTGTCGCATTAGGCGTGACAAGCTCGATATCAAATTCTTCTGAAAGAAGATCTGTCGCAAGCTTAGCTCGCATAGGATTAGTCGGGTGACTGTCTCCTTCAGAGCCAAGCTTCCACTTCAAATAGACATCATCATAAGCTACATGTAGTTTACTCGGCATCCGGTGCTCCTAGCTGGAGCAGGTGCTTTTCAAAGTCCGCATTGCAAAGAACATAGTTTGTTCGCTTGCTACGCATTAGAGAAATTGCATCTGCAGCTTCATAGCCTTCCCGCATAAGAACGAGAGCTGTAGTCAGACCAGAACGGTTAAGCCCAGCTTGACAACGAATTAAAGTTTTGTTACCAGATTTCCAAGCTGTGTGCGCGTATTCAACTACACGCGAAAGCTTTTCCCAGTCGATGTGCTCGATGT